GCTGCTCTGCAGTAAAGTTCATATTGGCAATATCACCAATACGAGCAGAGTTTTGTACACGTGCTTGGAATGACTGGTCAAACTCTTGGCCAATAAACTGCGCACGTTGCTGTGCAGCAAGCATGGCACGTTGCTGGCGATTGGAAAGGTTCTGCGCCTCAAACTGTGCTGTTACAGCAGCATCTGCTTGTGCGATAGGAAGTGCAGCTTCAATAGTGGCCTGTACAATTGCCTGACCAGCAATGCTACTGGCACCAAGACCCCGTGCTGCCATTTGTTGTGTTGCATTACGAAGTGCGCCAGCAGCCCATGCAGGTGGGTTTGTAGCATCGAAGTTAGCAGTAAGCTGTGCAAGCTGACCCTGTACAGTAGCCTGTGCAGATGGTGTAGCTTCTGCTGCCTGTACCTGCTCTGTAAAAGTAGCAGCAGTCTGCGCATCAGCAGAACCAGTGATAAGTTCACCATCTTGGATGTTTCGCTGTACAGGATTATCTATTAGTGTAGCATTTCCTTGCGCTTCTGTCAAGTTACCTACACTGGATGCTGTTTGCTGGGCCGCTGTGACCTGCGCACGGGGGTCTACAGTACCTTGTGCTGCTTGGGTAGCCTGAAGTGCAGCATCAACCGCTGGTGCGGCTTGTGCGGCTTGCATCTGAGCAGCCTGTTGTTCCTGCACAGGTGCTGCTGTAGTGGTTGTAGCCATAGCTGTAGGCACAGAAACTGCACCTGTAACCATACCAGCACGAGGATCAACATACTGACCAGCTTCTGATGGAGTTGTCGCAGCTACAGTTACACCACCTGTAGGTACACCCGGCTGAAACATACGTTGAATAGTAGCTTGTTGTACACTATCAGGCTGTGCTTGTGCAGCAGGTGTTTGTGTTTGCATCATAGCACGTTCAGCATCTGCTGCAGCTTTTGACCGCCTTTGATATTCAGGAGAATTTTGTATACGTTGTTGTTCTGCATATTCAGGTGTACCGGGTAAGGGAAATGCCCCCGGCCCTGCACCAAATAAGTCAGGTCTTGGGCCAACCGAACCCGGCCCACGATACATGCCATCTTGCACTGGCCCCATCAATGGCCCACCAGTGGCACCGGGTTCACCGGGACTAGACCTACCTATTGTACCACCCGTCTGCATCTTCACTACACCACCCTTTGCCATCTGCACAGCAGCATTTTTAAACTGCTCCATACGTGCCTGACGTGCAGGGTCTTGTTCAATGTAGTTCTGGAACTCGCCCATGTTGCCTGTATAGCCCATGCTCTTGGCGATTTTGTTCATCGCTTCTGGTTTGAATGCCTTGAATACAGCCATACTAATTCATTCCCATAAATACTGTAACTACCATAGCAACCACCATCACCGTACTGCCCATTATCATTGCTTCCAGCCGCCACATGCGCTTGTCTAGTGCCTCTAACTTTTCCTGCACAGAGGCATACCTGATGGCACATTCTTTTTCGTGTGCCTCAAGTTCCATCTGGGTTTTGAGTACGGGTTCCATCGCCAGCTTCATCAGTCGGCGTCAGCTATGGTCAAGGTACCGGCTGCGACCTGTCGCTGGATTTCGTCGTAGTGGCGGTTGCCGGTTGCATCAACGCTAACGTGCATAATTTTACCATCGACTGTAAGTTCAATGGCTATGTTCTCGCCGTTGTCCGCAAGATATTTTGCGGCTGTAATGTCCATCTCATTCATGCCTACAACTCCGCATCGCACTCGTAAAAGAAACCATAGCCCCAGATGGCAGAGTTCCCGGGACCAGCCCCATATTTACTACTCTGGGTGACAACTAGGCCGATACTGACATTGTGAGTGCCTGTGCCACCAGAGTCATAAGTAGTCACTTTGCCGGTGTTACCCTGTTCGTCATAATAGGTGTTGGTGGGTGAACCCCGCTTTTCAGCTTTGAGGTTGAAAACCATATATCGCTGACCGCTTGTTTCCTCATCCATCCCCCGAACTGTGAAAGGAAGATTGCCGGGATATGCAGCCGTTGTGCCGGGTGCGGTATCGTAGTCGTAACCCTTTTCATAATAGCGCATACACCTCTGCAACTCATCGCCAAACGACCGATGCTCAAACGGCGTGGCCTGTTCGCCGACCTCAAGCTGTACGCCGGTGATTTGAAAGGTTGCACCAGCACTTTGACTTACAAACAAAGTCGAAGAAGACGTATTAATATCATAGCTTCCAGTGCCAAAAGTACCTGCGGTATTATTGAAGTCTGAGCCGGAACCCAAGTCAAAAGCTACACGCATACCCTGAGTGTTGTCGGTATTAAATGTACCAGACGAAAAACCAGAAGCAGTTATAGAATATTCAGCCCAAGACGTAGTTAAAGCGACGTTTGTTATATAGTGTCTATCACCGTTTCCACTCCAAAGAGTTACGCCGTAATTTCCAGCCACACTTACTTTTGCATAAAAACTAAGAGTAATAGTTTTGGCATTTGCGGAACCAAGTTCCAGATGGGATATATTGTTTCCTTCTATAACTTGAGCAATGTTAAAGAAGTCACCCGCTGCTGGCGTGAATTGAGACGCCACAGTGACTTTCAGAGAATTTGCAAAACCTACAGGTGCATCCGTTACTTGTTGGAATGTAAGTTTACTTGATTGCGAAAGAGAAGCTGTCCATCGGTCAACAATGTAACCACTCCCTGTTGGCGTGACAGCGGTTGTGCCATTTCGTTGGCTTATGGTCATCGCACCGTTGATGATAAAGTTCCTGTTCGACAACGCCGTCTGCGAACCAATCAGTGCGGCGAGTTCTGCTGCCTTACTCATGCGAGGTCTCCCAATACGCCCATACCGCCGCCGCCGTCTACACGGGTTCCAGCATCAGCATCAAACAAATCAAGTGCTATGCTCCCTGTAGCTAGAGTGCTGTAACACAAGACTCTGTTGTCATTAGATTTTGAAGAGCAAACACCAGTATAATTGACATTATTCATACTGTTGGTAAAAGAAAAGGTGTAATCACCAGTTCCGTTATCTGTTCCAGATGAAATATTGTGCGAGTCTAATGCCGTAGCAGTTTGGTCTGTTCTACACCACGCCTTTGCCGTACCCTCTGCGACAGTAGACATGCCCACGCTGTTGTTCCCGCTGGCATCTTTGAGGGTGTTTACTCTAAGTTCACTAGCCATTATGCGAGGTCTCCCAAGACTGCTGCATCATTATAGTCACGGTCTAGGGCTATAAAATTATTGATAGACGTAACATACCCCTGATGCACTCTGTATAAAGATGAGGTTCTAGGCGTCAGGTTGTCATACACCTGCATAGCGACCAATCCTGTGTCTCCGCTTTCTTTATCTCCCGATTGTGCGAAGACAGAATAGGTGGCGTTATTCATATTATTTGTCAGCGTAAAAGAAGTATCACCTGTTCCGTTATCTGTAAGGCTAGAATTGTTAAAACTACCTAGCACAGATGTTGAACTGTCCGTATCAAAATTACACCGATGTTTTACCAGCCCCTGCTGCAAATTCGTTGTGGTCGAGTTTCCCTCGCCTGTCACCGCAATAGAGCCAGCCGTGGATACTCCTGTGATTGTATCGACTTTGAGTATGCTTGCCATTATGCGAGGTCTCCGTGAATTGCCTGATTGTTCTTGGCATTGTCATTGGTCAAGCTGTCAGCCCTAGTAAAAATCCTGACATTGTAATTTGAGGCTGTTCTCTCAGCGTTATCAAACGACAAAATTGCAGCATAAGAACATCCGCCAGTAATTGAATAATCGTCATTGCTCATTACGTTGGTAAAGGCGTAGGTGTAGTCGCCGGTTCCATTGTCCGTTCCTGATGCAGTGTTGAACGAATCAAATGGCTGTGCGTCTGTTTCTGCAGCCACCCACATCTTTGTCAGACTTTGTACCGTATTTTGCGTAACATTCCCACCGTCAGATACATACGTCGCAGTGTTACCAACCTTGACATTAGTACCGCCAGAGCCAGCCTTGTCTACAATGGTATCTACGTTAAGTTGGCTGGTCATACGATGCTCCAATATCCGTTAACAGTGACGGTGGCACTCTGCGTAATCGGGCCACCCGACACACCGTTCTCGTCGCTGTCAATCGTGATGTCTGCGCTGATGGTCTGACCGTTCAAGCGGATGATGCTGTTGTTGCCCTTGAATGGGTAGCGTGTGTCTGCCTCAGTCTTTGTGTAGCTGTTGTTCACAGAGAACACATCGTACACGACCATCTCAACTGTATCATTCAGGCTGGCCCCAGTTACCAAGACAACCGTTGTGCCTGTCGTAGCGGTGTAGTCAGTGCCGGGTACGAGAAGCACACCGTTCTGGTACACATCCATGTAGAGGCTGTCTGAGTAGTTCAGGACACCACTGCTGGCATCACTGCCGCTGAATGATGTCTGACCGGCAGTGGCCTGATACTGGTAGCGGTTACGTACACCGGCTGATGGGGATTTACCTATGTATGGCATTAGTCAGCTTCCTGTATGGTTAGGGTGCCAGCAGCTACTTGGCGCATTATCTCGTCGTAGTGGCGGTTGCCGGGGGCGACAGGCACATTCATTTCAGTGCCGTCAATCGTGGCACGAATGGTGTCGTTGTCCCCGTCGACGTTTGTAAGATACTGCGCTGCTGTAATATTCATTTCATCCATGTCTACAACTCCGCATCTAGTGCAATAAAATCGCCAGTAGTATTTAGTTGTACATACGCCCCATCCCCTGCTGTTCTGCTCGTACCTACATCAAAGAAAATTCTTGCACTTGACAGACCTATGCTGTCTAAACCACTACCGCCAGAACGAATCGTCGCAGCGCCGGGGCTGTACGCCTTGCAAAAGCCAGTTCCGCTAGTAACTACTGTCGGGGCGGCTCTCATCTCTTTGTCGTAACGGAAAGAGCCTAGCACTGAGGTTGCTGTGTACCACAACCCTGCGCCTAGCGCCTTACTAGAGGTAGCATCAGTGCCTGTGTTTTCCCACTTTTGATAATACCTCTGACACAGAGCCAGTTCCTCGCCAAAGCTGCGGTGTTCAAAGTCGGATGCGTTCTCGCCGACTTCCAGTTGGATGCCGGTGATAAGCCACTCGTTATCAGTGCTATCAGCAAGGTTAACAGACAGACCTGCTGCACGATTAGCGTTGACCAAGTCAGCAAATGATGTAGCTAATGTGCCGCTTGTAAAGTCTGTACCAGCACCTAAAAACCAGTTGATATCAAGGCTTCTTCCGTTGTCGTCATCAAAGCCCTGTGAAGTATCCCCAGCAAATGTAATAGTCTTATATTCCCAAGTATTCGCAGATGAAATAGTATAGGTTTTTGCACAATGTCTGTCAGTGCTAGGGTCATGGTTGAATAAATCAACTACATACGTTCCAGTTTTATTTGACCTTACATAGAATGAAAGCGTAACGCTTTTAGCAGATGAAGTGCCATACTGAAGCTGTTGAACATCTTGTCCCTCAAACCTGTAAGTAAACATCAGTCTGTCACCAGCGGCAGGAGAAGCATCTGCCGTTGTACAATCTATTTTATAGCTATTGGCAAAGCCGTCTGGGGCAGTGGACGACTGAGAAATTGACCAAGTTCCAATACTACCAATACGCAAGCTAAAGTGGTCTGGCCCACCGTAAGTGTTATCGCCGGTCTTACCAGTGACATCGCCCCGTTGGGCAATTTGCATGGCTCCGTTAATGACCATATTTCTACGGCCAGTGTTGAAGCCCATACCTTGCGGTCTTATTGTCGTCAGAGCCATGCTAGTTATCCTTATGCGTAGGGAGAGTCGCCAAGTACGCTTGTATCCCAAGCTGCCTTGAGTTTAGCGATTGTGTCTGCGTTAGTGATTGCAGATGCAGCAGGTGCATCACGCAGTGCAGCCTTCTTGGTCACTGATGCTGCCTTTGCGTCGGCATCGTCAGCCTCTAGTGCCTTCATATACACGACATCCTCTGCCTCAAGCAGTGGCGCACGTACTTCACGGATTTTGTCCTTGAAGATTTCTTTGGCCTTTGTCATGTCCTCAGAGATGACCGTGCCACTCAATGACCATGCACCACGAAAGTGACGGTCAGAAGGAACGGTAGCCGTGGAGGCATCAATCTGATTCCCGTCCTTATCTACGATGTATGTTGTTGCCATTAGGTTTCTCCCTCTTAGGCTGCTAAATCAGTGACGCTAAGTTCTTCAGTAATCTTCCAAGCATTGCGCCACTCACGTGTGCCGGGAAGCTGTTCCTTGCGGCAGATAACCATCTTCGGTTTGTTGCCTTCATTCCAAGACCGCCATACAGACTGTGGGCAGTCCTTCATAATCAAATACTCACTCGCCTGTTCTTCTGTCATTGCATCGACAGGCTTGGTGTTGTGCAGCAGGAAGCCACGAGTGTGCTTCGTGAAGTCAGGCTTTGCTTCGTCTTTGGCTAGTTCCCAGTAGACTTCAACAGGAGGAAGTATACCGCCCTGCAGCGCACACGCCATCCAGTTAGGGTCAGGAACCAGTATCTTTGCACATTCATCAATGCTGTCCTCATAGACAACCCGATAGTCTGACTGCACACCCTCAAGGTTTTCTTTGGCCCAACAGAGCCTATCCCATAGATGTGTGCCTTGAAACTCTGGGGTCACTGTCATGCGAGGTCTCCAAATGTTGCTAAAGAGGTGTGCGTCCAATCAGCTTGTGTATCGTTATTTGCTGTGCTGGTATTCACATCCATAATGCTAGTGGTATTAGAACCTCTGGAAGCTGCCAATGCCCCTGTGCGGTTGCTTGTTGCACCATCACCAATACAAGAGCCTAAAAGCGCAAAGTCTGCATCTTGCATGGCACTGACTATAGCTACCCTGAATTGACCTGTACCATTATCAGTTATTGAACTAGAGTTAAGTGTTTTACGAGAAGCAGGAGTGCCGGAGCCATTAAAGTTAATAAACGCCTTCGCACTACCCTGCACCACATAATTCGTAGCCAGCGAACCCGCAGTCGAGTGCGTCAGGGTATCTGCTTTGAGTGTACCGAATGCCATTACTCACCTGCCTCTAGTGCTGCGACCTTAGTCTCAAGCGTTTCAATCTTGGCGATGGCCTCTTGCAGTGCGCCGGTCAGTAGCGGCACCAGCTTGCTCTGGTCGATGCCCTGCATGACAGGTCCATCATGACTGGCAGACCAAGTGCTGTCCGATGGATAGAGAGCATCAACAGCGTTGCCGTTGACGTCTGTCGTTGCCAGCTTGCCAGCAGTCCAGTCCGCTTGCGCCACATCTTGAGCAAGCAGCTTGCCATCAGATGAAAGCACCACATTGGTGAAGGTACGGGTTTCATTGTGTGTCCCTGTAACAGCTTCCGGCACGACTGCTTGCGCCTCGTGGGCAAGGAAGCCGTCAACCGTTGTGTCGTCAGGGTCAGCAATGAAGTTAAACCGCTTCGGTGCCAGTGCCTTCACACGGTCGATTGCGCCAGTCATATCGACGACTGCTTCTTTTAAGCGGTAGTCTGACGATGTGTTGTAACTGGTTGATGAGCCGTCTGTGTCGATTGAACCAACATCGCCGTTGGGGTTATGAAAAACAATCTGCTCTCTCAGAGCCGTGCTGCCCCTAGAGCAAAACAATCGAAACCCATCAAACGCATCAACGTAAAAACTTTCACCACCGTTTGTTGGGCCAGTGACGCCCATCAATAACCGCCCGCTGGCGTCTATTCTGAGGCGTTCTGAGCCAGCAGTGTAAAGCTTAAAATCAGAAGCAAATATAGGCAGTGATTGGTATCCCGGACTGCCGCTTCGATTAAAAGACTGAATGAAGTCACCACCGATTTCAATGTTATTGGCGTTTGAAGCCCCCTGCACCTGAAACTTTGTTGTCGGTGTGCATCCGATGCCGACTTTGCCAGTAGAAGTTGCAATCAGCAGATTATCAGCGTAACCGACTGCGTTTAGCTTATATGTATCCGCAGCACCAGCGTTTACGGTCCACTCAAATGGCGCAGTTGCGCCCGTCTGACGAAATGAGCCGTGGACATGCAACGTACTGTCAGGACTGCTAGTTGCAATTCCTAAGCGACCAGACGCAACTACAACATCGCCAGTGCCATCCGGGTCGATGGTGATGTCGTTGTTACTCGCAAGGCTGGAAATTTTGTTTGTCTTTACTTCACTCATGCGAGGTCTCCTGAAACATCAACAAAGTTTTGGTCAACATCCACTAGGGCCACACTTGAATTGTACACCTGTGTTCTATGTGCTGTTGCTGTGTTAGGTGTACCGTTTTCTACACCACTGAAAGTAGCAGCTTGCGTGTTGTGCATGACCACGTAAGTTGTAGTGTTCATAGCATTTGTTAACGTGTGCGTTGTATCACCTGTGTTATTGTCTGTGATGCTACTATAATTGAAAGACTCAGTGCTTGTAGTGCCACCGTTAGTGTCGTATTTGCGCCACGCCTTCGCCGCACTCTGCTTGGTCAGCGTAGCCGCACCGCCGCTGGTACTCTGGATGGTATCTGCCTTCAACGTACTCATAGCGCCACCAATGTTCCACCGCTTTCAACGGTCAGGGTCACGCCACTGGACACAGTAAACGGGCCTGTCACGTTTGCGTTCTCAGTTGCAAGGATGGTTGTGTCTGCCGTCAACGACTGTGCGTTGGTACGAAACAGGCCACCACCCTTGAAGTTGCCCTTGTTCTCAGCAGCAGGGGTGATTGTTGCGCCTTGCGGTGCAAGGTAATTCACAAAGATATTGCCGGTGCCACTCGACGGGGCAGCAGTGAATGTCAGCGTAGTGCCGTCAGGAATGGTGTATGCCGCAGTGTCCTGAACAACACCGTCAACAGACACAAGGACATCTTGGACAGAGGATACAGCAGTGGTCAGGGTGAATGTGGTATCGCTGCCATCACCGTTAAACCGCTGTACTGCAGTCGTACTCTGGAAGTTATCGGCTGTTTGCTGACCCAGATACGGCATTAGGTTATCTCCATCATGCTCATAGTTACGCTGACCTTATCCGCTACGGAACAGTCAATCTGAATTTTGTCTGTAGTTTCAAGCACTACTTTGTTACCGGCAAGGATTTCAAGAGATGCACCAACAGGAATGGGGGCATCTTTCAACAGGAATGTTGTTGTGTTGGTTGCTGAACGTCCACCACCAGATGTGTCACTAACCAGCTTTACACTAGCTGTAACCTGACTGGTGTGTACATTAGCCAAGACCATACCCAAGATAATGGTAGTTGTACTACCGGGTGCTGTGTATAGGTCTTCTGGCGTACCGCTTGAGGCTGGCATAACGTCATGCGATACAACTTTGAATGTATTAGCCATTTATTTCTCCAAATTGTAGTATAATTATACCATACTCATAACGCTTTGTCAAGCATTTATTTTATTAGCCAAGTGCAATTGCAAGGGCTGTTGCTTCGTTAGCAGCATCAGCAGCAGTTACAGCACCGATGTCTGAAATAACCTCTGATGTAGAACGGCTCTCAAGGCCATTAGCTGTGAACCTAGCATACTCATCATCTGCAACTGACGCACTGTCAATCTTTACAGCATTTGTATTTGATATACCGAATGTCAGTGAAGCCTGACCACCGATATCTGAAAGGACTTCCGCTGCAGACCGGCCTTCAATAGACGTGCCATCAATACGAAGGAAGTCGTCATCTGCTGCACCGCTTGTAAATACAGCCACGTTGCCGTTGCTAATACCTGTATCTGTTACGGCTGCTGTACCCAGACCAAGGGATGTACGTGCAGTAGCACCAGACTCTGCTACAAAGTTGCTGCCATCGCCTACGATAAAGTTGCCGTTGGTTACAGCCAACCCTGCCACATCCTGAAGCTGTGCATCAAGTCGTGCATTAGCTACGGTGCCAGTAAGTTGAGAGGCATCAATGCTTTTGTTAGTAAGTGTCTGACTGCCAGAGAGTGTAGCTACAGTGCTGTCTATTGCCAGTGTTACTGAATTGCCTGTAGCACTAGAGTCTAGGCCAGTACCACCTGCAACAGTCAATGTTTCACTGTCGAGGTCAATCGCAATTGTACCAGAATCTGTGGTAATGTCAAGGTCTTCTGCAGTAATTTGTGTATCTACATAATCCTTGACCGCTGCAGATGTTGGCAGAGAGGTGTCATTATCGCTGGAGCCAATACCTTCGGATTCAGTTACAATGGCTGAACCCTTGAAGTTATCAACCTCAATGTTAGAAACTGTGTTGCTGTCTACGTCAATAGTCTTGTTAGTCAGAGCCTGTGAGCCTGAGAGTGTAGCTACAGTGCTGTCAATGGCAAAAGATACATCGTTGCTAGAACCTGTAGTGTCGATACCTGTACCGCCAGTAAAGGTCATTGTTTCACTGTCAAGGTCAATCGACAATGCGCCGCCACTGTCAGCTTGGAAATCCAAGTCAGAGGCAGTTACCTGTGCGTCTACGTAGGCTTTAATTGCCTTTGCAGAAGCAAGGGTAGTATCTGTACCAGCAACAGATGACAGGTCTGTGTCCAGTACACCAGACTTCAGATTGTCTACTTCAATGTTGGATACGGTGTTACTGTCTACGTCAATAGTTTTATTGGTAAGTGCCTGAGAACCAGAGAGGGTGGCTACTGTGCTGTCAATAGCAAAAGTAACAGTATTGCTTGAACCGCTAGTATCAACACCTGTGCCACCAGTAAACGTGAGAGTCTCACTGTCAAGGTCGATATTAAGTGCGCCACCGGAGTCTGCTTGGAAGTCGAGGTCTTGTGCTGTGACTTGTGCATCTACGTATGTCTTAATCGCCTTTGCTGACGCCAGTGTATCATCTGAGCCAGATACAGAACTGATGTCTGTGTCAATAGATGTAATAGCCGTACCAGAAGTAACTGTCAGGCTGTCGATGGTAGCAGCGTCTGCGTCAATCGTATCAATGTTTGCAGTGCCGTCAAGATAAAGGTCTTTGAACTCTTTGCTGGTAGAGCCAAGGTCAATGTCATCATCTGTGGTAGGCTCAATGACGCCATCCTTGATAACAAGTTGTTCAGTGCTTGTGCCAGATACGTCAATGTTAATTTCTACTTGGTTGTTGGTGTCGTCTACGACAACTTTGTTCTTAGGTGTAGTAGAACCGGCATCACCAATCAGTCCGATTACTGGACCTTCTGATGCTGTTCCGTCGTGTTTGTGTCCACTGCTGTTATTGAAAGCAGCAAGAACTTGGTCAAATTCATTGTTGCTATCGGCAGCATTAATAACGTCGCCGTCTGTGTACGAGGATTGTCTAGTATAACCTGCCATTAGCGTCTTGCTCCTGCATCAAATTCTAACTGAAAACCTTTAAGTGTATATGGGGCTGATGTTGCATTGTCTACCACTCGCATGGCTACAGCAAAGCCACTTCCTTCTACCGGCTGTCTTACCAATGGGTTTG